GTGTGCTCTTCCGATCTTCGCAAGTTCTGCAGATATCGAGGTAACCGGTGGAGACAAAGAGTAGCCTCATAATTCCAGGAGCCACACAGAGAATAATCCAGGTAAAGCAGGACAACATAATCCGGCCGTTCATTCATCAACGGCAGATTGTATCCGCGCCGTTTGCCTTTCCCGACGTTTCATACTTTGAACTGTGCGGTGGGTACGGCTGCGGGAAGAGCTTCTCAATCGTTTTTATGATTAATGTGCTCGCTAAGCGTTACCAAGGATACGACGTACAGATAGCGCTTAGTTCAACAACAATCACCCTGCTGAACAAGACGGTAATCCTTGACCTGCAGAAACTGTTTAAAAAAAGCGGCTCGCGCTTTGAATACAACCAAAAGGACAACATCCTCACTATAGGCACGGTACGCTTTCTTTTAATCGCAAGCGGCCAGCCGACAGACATCTACGGCCCGAACGTGCACATTACACTCTGCGACGAGGTCGACGAACTACCAGAGCAGAAAGCAATCGAAGCGCACAAGGCACTGTCAGAGCGAACACGTCTCACCCTGCCGGACGGCCGGAAGCCGTTTATTATGTACTTCTCAACGGTCCACGGCTACCGAGGACTGTACAAAATCGTCCAGGAACTGCGCAACAGCAATCTGCCGAACGTGCTGGTACGTGGTTTGACAAAGAACAACACAAGCCTGGACCCGCAGTACGTAAAGAACTTATACGCAATCTACGACGAGCAGGAGCGCCTGGCTTATTTGGAAGGTCGCTTCGTAAACCTGCAGAGCGGTCGCGTTTACGGCAACTACGACGAAGCCACTTGTAAGTGTGCGCCGTTTGAGATTACACCGGAATACGTTGTAATGATTGGCCAGGACTTGAACAGCGGGTTCTCAAAGGCTGCGGCGGTCGTAAAAAAGGACAAGAAGCTGTACATCGTCCGCGGGTGGAGTTTCAAAGAAATCGGTGGCGGACCTGCCATAATGCGCGGAACATACCCACAGCACCAAATCCAGTGGTACCCGGACAGCGCCGGAAAAGAAATCCTCAAAGGTTACAAACAAGAGATTATAGACAACGGTATCGAGTGCCGAATAGGAAGCTCGAACCCGCGAATCCTTGACCGCGTCTTTTATATGAACAAACTCTTCAAACTCGGACTGCTCAAAGTCTTTGACTGCCCGGAGACAAGGGAAATATCAGAAGCGCTGAAAGTCCGCGCTTACAACGACCTGGGCCAGCCGGAAAAAGGAAAAGGAGACGGTTCTCCGGACCATTGGACGGACGCGCTCGATTATGTAATCTACCGCATTGTGCGCAGTGACCCGGACTTCTTAATGCTCAAGGAACTGTCGCGCGAGCAAGTAAAGGAAAGCGGATACTTAAAAATCGGTAATCAACTATAAACGCAGAGGTAAGTATGGCAACTTTTAACGACTTAAAAGACACAGAAACCAACGAACACTGGAAACACATATACGAAACAATCGCAAGCCACGAAAAGAACGCAGACAGCACGCAGGACGGCGCAGACGCAATCGTCCTCGACACAGGCGACCTCGCCTTGATCCGCGACGAAATGTACGCAGAAGTTAAGGACAGCCTCGGCCCGAACGTGCAGAGCGCAGACGAAATGCGCGCACGCTTGCTTTCTGAATTGCCACAGAAACTGCAGGCAAGGTTCCAGGAGCAGGAAGCGCTCAGAATGCGACCAAAGGGAAAAGGAATTGTAGAAGACGGATACTACAATCCGGTGTCGGGAATTGGTACAACCATAGACCCAGGCATTACAACACAGGCCACAGTGCCGGTGTCACTGTCTCCAACAGAAGCGACAGCGTACTACGCAAGCGGTGGCATTTCAGCCAGAATTATCGACAAAAAAGCCGGATGTTTGAGCCTGGACGGTATCAAGTTTGAATGCGACAAACTCTCCGAAGACGACCTCGCACGATTGGAAGACTACGCAAACAAAACAGGCTTCTCTGAAGCATACGGCGAAGGCATAAAGCAGTCGTTAATCTATGGCGGTGCGTTTGTTTACCCAGCACTCAAGGGAGACAACCCAGTACTCACCCAGCGGGGAATGAAAGAAATCCTCGACCAACTCCCATTTGAAAAAGATTTTATTAAATACTGGATAACCGGCGACCGCTGGAATTGTGTGTTTGTGCCGGACTACACGCTCACGGCGCAGGACTACCTCTACGCAAAATCAATCTTTATCCCGCTCGGCGGCGTGCGCGTTAACACAGAGCGCGTGGCAATGATACGACCAAAGAAACAGCCGTTCTGGTCTGCCATTCAGCAAATGGGATGGAGCGTCTCGGACTTTGAAGGCTGGGTTAAAGACTTTGAAAGTTACGCAATCATGAAAGCCTCGCTCCCGATTATGGCACAGCAGATGTCGCTCATGTACCACGAAATCCCTGCAGACGGACTGATCATAGAAAACGGCCCGGAATTCGCGCGTCAGTACTTCAAAGAAAACGAAGCGCAAATGCGCGAGTGGTCAATGCTTCACCCGAAGGCAATCAACAGCGTTGGCGAAATTAAAATCCTCGAGCGCACATATACAGGCTTTCAGCAGCTCATCGCAGAAGCACGCCTGGCGCTCTGTTCGTCGTCAAGCGTGCCGGAATCTATATTGTTTGCCGAGAAAGCGTCCGGCCTGGCAAGCGACAACAGAGACGACGTAACACTCAAACAGAGCGAAACAATCCGCCTGTTGTTCAACAACGTGGCTCCAGCGTTCAAACCAAGTATCGAACTGCTCGTATATTCGTGCTTCGGAAAAAACAGCGAGCAGGCAAAATACGCAAAAGACGTGCGCATAAAAGCAGACGACGGAATCATTCTGTCGGACCAGGACAAAGCACAGCTCGGCCAGTCTTTCACAACAATTATCGGTCAAATGGTAAGCGTCGGTGTTCCAATGGGAACGGCCGTAAACGTAGCGCAGAAGTTCGTACCAAGCGCAGACCTCGACCAGAAGACACTCGAACAGCTGAGCAATGGAAACGACGAAGCAGAAGGAATGGACCAGGGACTGTGGGACAGTTTCAACCAGAACAGAGAGGTAAACACAAATGAGAGTATTTGACAGAGTAGTACTTAAAAAAAAGGAAAGCGGTCTGACATGGGCACAGATTGCAAAGGCCGCAGGAATTAAGATGTCGAGCTGGATGACCGGTGTGCCGTTCGCTCAACCAAAGGACAGTGACCTGCGAGCGATTGCTCCGGTTCTCAACACCACATACGAGTATTTGAAATATGGAACAGAGCCAGAAGCCACAGAAGCATAACGGCTTTATTTACGGACGAGGAACAAAAAAAGGCTTTCTGCGAATGCAGCGCCTCGGAATTCCGCGTCCATTATTTCGTATTGAAAACAAACTCACTCGCATACTTTCCAGAATATACAGAACCTATGCGGCCAAAATGCTCCGCGAACTGAAAGATGTAATGAAGCAGACCGGAATGGTCACAGACGGCCACGACGAGAGCCTAGACAGCCTTCTGTCGTTCTTTGAGCAAATGAGCAAAGAAGTAAAGTCGACAGCAGACGAAGTAAACCACAGAGCAAACATGGCGGCCGTGCAGAACTCGCTCGAAGCGCTGTGGGAATACAATGAACAGCCGGCTCCGGAAGCGGCGGAAATAATCAAAAGCAGAATTGAAAAATCGTTCAAAGAGAACCAGGCGGATTATTTGTCGCGCCTGCAGGAAGACGCAAGCGACAAGCTCGTCAACATTATAAACAACTTCACAATCGACAAACAGCAATTGTTTAATGAGAACATGGACCGCCTCAAAGAGCTGTTCTTAAACAACAGCGTCGAGCGCATACAGGGCGAAGAAGACTACCTCAAAAGGAAGTTCTTAAAAGCGTTAAACGACTATATAACTGGAGAGACAGAAACTCTCGACATCAACAGAATTGTAAACCAACTCGCAAACCACAGCGAGCACATGGCCCGGTTCTTTGCCAGGGACCAGCTCGCGCGCCTTAACAAAGCCGTGACAATCGCGACATACGAAAGCGCGAAGGTTACAAAGGTTAAATGGGTTACTGCCGGAGACAGTCGAGTGCGTGAATCTCACAGGGCGCTCAACGGTCGTATATTCGACATAAATCATCTGCCGCCAGAGGTAGACGATTACAACTGCAGGTGCGGTCTTGTACCCGTTGAATATGAGGATTAAAAAATGGAAAACGAAGCAATGGAACTCAACAACAAAGACCTACTCATTAAGATGTATGGAACGCTTCAGAAAATCGAAACGGAGATGCAGAATCTCCGCGAGCGCGTCGACGACAACAACGAGACCGTTAAACAATCCCTCATAAAACACGAAGAACAGCTCATCGCACTTGAAGCAAGGGTGCGTGTGCTCGAATTAGAACAGGCCAAGAATTCAAGACAGAAGACCACCTGGGAAAAGATTAAAGACAGTTTTATCAACTGGCTTGTACCCTTTCTGTGCCTGGCTCTTATCGCATACATAGCAGGTGGCGCTAAATGACGATTAAACGCGAGTATTTGACCGTTAATGAATATTCACGGCCCGGCAGAAAGCTCAAGGCCTTAAAAGCAATAGTTATGCACTGGACAGCCAATGCAAACGCAAACGAGGACCAGAACGCCTGGTACTTTGAAGTAAAGAAAACAGGAATGAGCGGATACGGCTCCGCACACTTTATCGTAGGCCAGAGCGGAAACATCCGTCAGTGCATACCAGAGGACGAAGTCGCATACCACTGCGGAAGTTCTCAGCCGGATCCAGAAAGCGGAAAGATTTATACAGACGAAGCGCGTGCGAGATTTGGAATATACGCAAGCGCAAACAGCAGTCCGAATAACTGCACGATTGGAATAGAACTGTGCAACAAGGACGAAGCCGGAAACTTCACCAGCGATACAATCAAGGCGGCCGTCGAGCTGTGCGTGTACCTGCTGAAGAAGTACGGACTGACCGTCAAAGACATAACAACACATCACAACATCGTAGGCTGGAAAAACTGCCCGAAGCTGTGGACTGAGAAACCGGAACTGTTCGAAGCATTCAAACAGTCCGTAGAATACGAAATCGAGCGAGGTGCAACATGAACACAGACACAGAACCAACAGAAGACACAGGAGCAAAGCGCGGAACCGCCAAAGCAAACAGCCTCGTCGGCCAGACGGTCGCTGCCGTTTTTGTCCTGGCTTGGTCGAGTTATAAGTTTTATAAAGCAGGCCCTAACATAGACGTCTGGGACATTGTAACCGCAGGCCTTGGAATTGTCGGCTGTTTCTCGCCTGTTTATTTGTCGCTGATTTTGGATAAAGTCGCAACGATTAAAAACGGAGGTATCAAATGATTTATGTAGGCTTGGCCGTCTTTGTAGGTATGGCCGGACTTTACGCAATTTTATTAACCAAACTCAACAAGGCCATGAAAAAGGCCGAGGAGCGCGAGAATGAACAGCGAAAACAAGAAGCAAAAAAGCAAGAGCTTAAGGAACGCATTGATACCGGCGATGATAGCGCTGATTTTAATGCTACTGTTGACCTCTTGCGCAACAACGCAAAGCACAGCAAGTGATGTGCCGTTCCCTTCACCATTTGCGGACGACGGCTCGCTCATAATTATGTACGAAGCAGACGCAAAGGTCGTAGTAATGCCCTTGTGGTACTGGAAGAAGATAATCCGGTATGGAATCGACACCGGAGGAATTACAGAAGAATAAAAAAGGCTGGCGTCCTTTCAAACGCCCGGTCGGGTGTCTTCCTCAAGGCTTCCGCACCCGGCCGTTATTTTTTTATCAAGCGCAACTATAAGAGTATGGCAGAATTAAAAGATATACGAATCGCAGTAAGCGGAATTTATGACTATGCGCTGTCGGAATTGCCGAGCCTGCAACTCCCGCTCCCAGGACAGGGTGCGCCTTCGTGGGTAGAACGCAAAGACATCTACAAGGTGTACAGGCCAGCGTCGGTATTAGCGGCCGCCTGCGACCTCTTCAAAATGCTCCCGCTGACACATCACCACCCAGACTCAAAGGTAAACGGTCAGAACTTCCGGGACCTTACAATCGGATACACAGGCGAAAACCCGCGTACAGACTACCTCAGAGATAAGAACGAGGTCGGAATCCGGTCCACCGTTATGCTTTACGACGACGAAGCGCTGAACGCATACAACAACGGAGAGATACAACTCTCGCCTGGGTATGTAGCAGAGTTTGAATGGAAACAGGGCGTAAGTCCGAACGGCGAACCATACGACATCGAAATGAAAAAAATCACAGAAGTAAACCACCTCGCACTGCTGCCGAACGGTCGCGGCGGTGAAAGCGCTGTCGTGCTGGACCAGGAAGCAAACGCGCGCTCGATATTCAACACGGTGCGCGACAAAGACGAAGGCCAGAAAAACAAATCAATATTCGAACTTCAGAACTGCTCTGTTTTTGAGCGATATCGGTAACTATAAAAACAGGAGGAATAAAAAAATGGATAAAATCAAAGCTTTTTTCCAGAAGACAGCAGTCAAGGTGTCAGCGTGGATACTCCTTGTAATTGCAACAGTCGTACTGATTGTCGGCGGAGCAACTGCGGACTCAATCAAGAGTAGCATTGTTCTTGTTGCTGCAATCATCACAGCCGTGTCTGCTTTGGTCGCTTTTATTTGTGGCCAGCTCAAAGAATAACTATAAGCACAGGAGACAACAGATGTTATTAACTGGACTTTTCAGAAAGGCTCGCAAAAGCCTTATGACGAAGGACACAGACATGGGAGCATTCAGAGACACGCTCAATGAGCTTGTTTCAAAGAAAGACACCCTGTCTGACGACGAAATCGCCGAGAAGGTAGAAAGTCTGAAATCAATGACTGCCGACCTCCCGGATGATGAATCCAAGGAAAAGTTATCTCGTTTCTTAGAGGACTTCAAATCGGTAAAGGAGCAGGACGCAGAAGTGGCACAGAAAGCCGCTGACGATGTCGCTTCTATGTTTGAAAGCCTCGACACAAAAGCAATGCAGGATACTCCAGACGCACCTGGAGCAGAAGAAGTCGTAACAGACCCGGAACCTGCAGCAGAAGAAACAGAGACAACTGAAGAAACTGAAGAAACAGAGGAATCGGAAGACTCTGCTCCGGAAACGGAAGAAACAGAGGACGATGAAGGCTCGAAATCGAACGCAGAATACACGCTCGAAGAAATCTATCAGTTTATTAAAAAACGTATGGCCGAAGACGCTGACGGCGGATCTGAAGAAGTGGAAGAAACCACAGAAACAGAAGAAACCGAAGGTGAACCAGAAGACGGCGCTGCCGAGCCGGAATCACTGGGTTCTTACATGGCCAAAAACATGAAGGACGATGTCGACCACTTGAAAGGTGTAAAAGACAACGCTCCACAGATACCGGTGACATTCGGCAAGAGCAATGCTCACGGAACACTGGCGTCAATGTTCGAACAAATTAAAGGAGGAAAGTAGGTATGGACTCAAACCTCAACCTTTCAATTGGCTTTAAGGGCCAGCTGAAATTAAATGCGCAGGCTGTGCCTTTGCAGGAAGGCTACCTCAAGATTGGTGGCTATGTTGACACAACAGAAACAAACGGCTTGACCTTTGGTGTTGTTGCCTCTGTAGACCCAGACACACCGGACGCATTCGTAAAAGGATGTCCAAGCGGAAATATTGTCCGCGGTATCTGTGTATTTGACGACGCAATCGCGCAGAATGCACCAGCACACCCGAACAAATATCTCGTAGGCTTGCCATGCGCCGTAATCAACCACGGCTTCTTGTGGGAAGCAACATGGACAAAAACAGCAACAGGTGCAATCGACCCTGTAATCGGCTGTAAGGTTATCTACAACGCAACAAGCGGCGCTGTAGAATTCATCGCTTCGAGCGGTTCTGCACCGACAGGCTGGGCAGTTCTTGACGGAGCAAGTGTAAGAGCAGTCGACGCCGACAATGGCGCTCTTATCTATCTTAACTAGGAGGAATTGCAATGTTTTTGAAAACATCACCACAGTACAAGCGCCTGGGCAAGATTTGTAACGCTCTTATCGACTCAAACCCACGCCTTGCTAACGCTTTGAGAGACGCAACTCTCGAAATCGGTCCAGCAAGCGACCCAGCATACGGTGTGCCAGCTTCTGCAGTAGCCGCTCCTACATTTGTAGGCGACCGCGCAATGATTGGCAACCTTGTCGGAAACAACGCACAGCTCGAAGCTCTCGCAAAGAAGAATCCGGCTGCCGTTGACCTGCGTCCACTTTACAACAGCCGTACTGGCAAGTACGACATCGTGGCACGCAAAAACCAGTTCGTAGGTGACTCTGGAGAATACCTCGCAATGCAGGGTATCTCACCATGGAACGCTTCGTTCTTTCCAGAAATCTACAAACAGCCTCTCCTCTACAGCTGCGCTCGCGACCTCGTAAAACGCAAGACAGCAACAAACCCATGGGGAGAAGTTATGAACCTTCAGCTCGCCGCTTATTCCGGCTGGGCCCAGGTTGGAAGCGCAGGAACTGTAGCTGCAAACTTGAAGAAGAATGTTAATGTACAGGGCGGAATGATGTCTGCCCCAATCATCAACATCAAAATCTACTTCAATTACACAACTGAAGAACTCCAGCGCGCAGAAGGAAACAACGGCTCACCGTTCAGCGGCGCACTCATGGCAGAAAAGCCAAAGTACGCACAGTACGCACTCGACATGATCGACGCTTATCTGACTTACTTCGGTAACGACGAGACAAACACAATCGGCTTGTTCGATGTAAACGGCGAAACAACATGGACAGACAATACACTCGCTGAAATCAAAGCAGACAGCTCGAATACTTCAAAAGGTTCAACAATGTACCAGAAGCTCAGCAAAATGATTACTGACTTCATGGACGCTGCTTATAACAAGTTCGACACAATCAAGGTTGCAATGGCTCCGGCCGCTTACAACATCTTGACATCGACACCTTACAGCGATGTATACAACGCAAAATCACCGCTCGCAATCTTCAAGGAAAACTTTGAAGCAGGCGCACAGAAAGCAGGTCAGAAGGTAACTGTAGACTTCTACTCTGACCCACTCCTTGCAGCAAATACAGAGTTTAACGCTACAGCAAGCGACAAGCTCGTAATCACTGCACCGGAAATCGGAACAGGAACAGACGACCAGAAACAGGACCTCATCCTGCTCGGTGTACCACTCGAGAACTTCACATACCCTGTATACCCGAACAGCTACGACCAGCAGCACTGCGTACTGCGCAGATTTGCCGGCGTATTCGCTCCAGTAGCACAGGCTGTAAAAGTTTACAGCGGATTTGGTGTAAACGAGTAGTTGACCTCTCACTCAACCGCAGGAGCGTAAAAACTCCTGCGTATTTTTAACAAAAGGAAGCAAAGCAATATGAGCAAGTACATTCAGAGTTTTTATCCATACCCTGTAACATTTTCCAGCATTGGAAAAACAATGCCGGCAAAAAACGCAGACGGAGAACTTCGCAATCTCATCGAAATGAGTGACGAGGAAATCGACAAACTCCAGAAAAGAGAACCGTTCTTCAATCAGTTACTCAACCTCAAAAAAATCCGCATTCTGAATAAAATGCCGGAAAGCTACAAGCCAGCTGCAACACAGATTAACGAAGCTCGCGCAGAAGCCGAAGCAGCAAAAGCCGAACTCGAAAAAATCAAAGCGCAGTATGGCATTAAAGATGAAGCCGAAGCAACCGAAGGCCAGGCAGAAGAAAAACCGCTCGACAAAATGAGCTACAAGGAACTTGAAGCGCTCGCTGCAGAAAAGGGAATCGAACACAAAAACTCTAAAAAAGAGTACATCGAAGCCTTGACTGCTTCAGCAGAATAAAAATAGGAGGAGAACATGACACGCGCAACCTTTAAATATGCCTCGAATTTTCCAAATCTCACAGATACAGAAATTGACAACGCGTACCAGGAAGTCAGTGTCATGTTTTCCGGTGTTAACTCATTATGGGCAGTTCTCGACAGCGCGACCAGAAACGCAAAGCGGGAACTGTGCATGAATTTACTGACAGCGTGGTATTTATTGGACATGGATCCGGAAAGCGCAGAAGGTGTAGTAGGCAATGGCGGAATGGCCGTAGGCTCGAAGTCTATCGGAGGGACGTCCGTATCATTTACCGACATGGAAGCGCAGGAAGGATTAAAACAATTGAACTCTAATGTATTCGGCCAGAAGGCTCTGATGATACTGCAGAGCGCGCCGGAAAGGTTCGGAGTTTATGCCTAGTCAGTTCTTCAAGGCTGATTATTTCAGTGATGTTGATATCCAAAAAATCAAAGATATGTTAGACCAGAATGCAGTCAATATCTTTGTCGGATTTCCAAGCGGAAGACAGCACATAGAAACAAGGCACAAAAACGAACACGACCAGGTAGTCGATTACAACGGAGACGACAGTCCGATAGAACCAATGGAGACAGCAGACCTGGCAGAGCAACTGCACTATGGAACTGCTACAATCCCAGCGCGTCCTTTCCTGGACGAAGCAGTAGAAAAAAACAAAGTAAAAATCGAAAAAGCAATCCAGGCCGAAATCGAAAAAAGCGAAAACGGCCAGAAGCCGAACTGGAACAAAATCGGAGCAATGGTCGTGGGAATGGTTCAAGAGTTCGTCAGAAGCGACTACTACAAAGAGAGCGTCCCGAACTCACAAAAGACAATCGATTATAAAGGCTCTGACAAACCTTTGATTGACGGCGGCGATTTAATCAACTCGCTCACATTCCAGGTTATGGGAGGTACCAAATGAACGGAGTTTATGGCGATATGCTCCTGCACTTCCCGGAGCAAAAGCGAACAATCACGGTGTACAGCATGACACCGAAAGTCAACGGTGGCTGGACCGTAAACAACGACCAGCAGAGCGTGCGTGGAATATGGCAGCACACAAGTCCGAAGCAACTCAAAGACAGCAACGGGAACCTCGTAGAAAGCGCCGGTCTTGAGTTTTGGAGCAACACCGGAGGACTTAACGGACTATTCACCCAGCTAGACAATGCGGTCTACAGGCTGAACTCAATCCAGCCGTGGCCATTTGAGGGTGGATTTTACAGATACAACTTAACAAAGGTGGTCGGAAACAATGGTACTGAATCAGACGAATCTACGTGGAATACTGGCACAAATTCTTTCTGTTAACACAAAGTATATAGTGCCGAAACAGGGCAACTGGTGGAATCCACAGGAAGAAGTCAACAGTCCGCATACATGGTGCGCTTACTTAATCAGAAGCAACAGACCGCGCACCGCGCCTTTTTATGTCTCAATCGACAATCAAAACTTATTAGCAGTAGAAAAAATCGCAACTATCGACCTGCAGTTTGTAGGCGAGAAAAGCGAAGACATAGCGCAGAGCGTCGCAATGTGGACAAACCGAAGCGACGTACAGGAAGCGCTCGCGCAGGTTCATGGCGCAATAATGTACAACGACATGGAAGCGAAAAGCTCTCCTTTCTACCAAGACGGAAACAACACAGTCATGGCATGGAACGTGACAATACGCGTCCTGTGGTAAGATCGGAAGAGCACAC